GATGTTGCCCACCTGGCCGTTCCTAAGGCCCATCGTGGTGCCGCTCACATCGGCCTTGGAGAAGCGATCATCATTCAGCATGATTGTGTAGAGCTCGGGATGGACGATCATCCACCAGCCGCCCGACTGCACATTCTGCTTGATAAGAGCCTGCCTGCAGAGGGTCACCAGCTTGTAGACGTTGTTCGCATCGCCGTTGGTGTTGTTGGGTGCCTTCGGTGCCGCCGTGGTCCCAAGCAGGTTAGCCGGGGCAGCCCCAGTGTACATACCGGCAATGAACTGGTCCACCTCGTCCCTCAGCTTGTAAGCGGCACGGGCCATGGCGGACTGCATGACTTTGGGCCTCTGCTGGGCCTTGTCGATATCGTCCACTTCGAAATTGAAGTAGTCCGCCTCGGTAATCTCCAGCACCTGCTGAGCGCCGGTCAAAGTTTCGGGGGCATCGATGGAGCCGTTCTTGGTGTAGGCCTTTACGGTGATATCGCCGATCTGGTTGATTCTGACGGTGTCACCTGCCTGAGTGATCTGGCCCTCGTAGTCTCGGTTGATGATGCCAGGCTGAGCGAACACCAAAGCCTTCTCTAAGGCCATCTGGAGCTCGTTTGCCCAAATTTCTGGAATGAAATTGTCAATTGCCATATGCTATCTCCTACTTGATTTCGCCTCGTTCAAGCGCCTTCATAACAGCGTCTTGGTTCTTCCTGTACCACTCGATATCCTTGCTTTTTTCAGCAAGTTCTGCCCTGGTCATTCCAGATAAGCTGTTGCTTTGGTTCTGGATACCAGTCTGACCCGCGCCCTGAGCTGCTTTGGGCGGCTCGACCTTGAGCCTAGCTGCCAGCTTGGTTACGCTCGCGGCCACTTCTTCCTCCGTGGTCCCGGATACGGAGTCAATCCATTCTGCTGCCACGCCTGCCTCGGCAAGCTTGGCGGCCTTGACCCGCTCCAGCTTGAGGCTGGACAGTTCCTGGTCTTTCGATTGCAACAGAGCATCTTTTTCCGCCAGATCCGCCTTGAGCTTTTCAAGTTCGGTCATCTGGCTTTTCTTCAGCTCTGCAAGCTCCTCCGAAGCCTTCTTCAGGTCGGAGTAATCAGCGTACTTCTTGCGTTCCCTGGCCAGTCGATCAGCCACAATAGCGTCAACTTCGGCCTGAGTGAGCTTTCCCTCGTTCTGAGGTTCATTACCGCCTGGTTCTGCCGGAGGCGTTCCGGCGTTGCTATTTTCTTCAGACATAAACAATCAACTCCCTCCGATTATGCCCGGAGTAGGCAAAAGATAATAATCAGATAAGTTCGTCCAACGACTCGCTTAGGAGCTGGTCGATAGATTGCTCCACATCGAGGCCGGGCAGGGCCTTGAGAAGGCCGCTGTCAAAAGCCATTTGCAACGCCCCCCTCCGGCCGATTATTCCAACTGTTTTGAGGGTGGCAAGAGCCGCCGCCCGAATGTTGTTCACATTTGCTTCTTCCATCGGGTCGTCTGGGATGCCGTCTTGGAGGTTGATCGTGATATCTTCGATTGGAATCTCGGGCGGGTGGAGCTGGGACCAGAGATGAAGCACGGCAGGGATCGCTTTCTCTGCTGCCCGCGCATACTTGGATACTTTGGAGAGCGTCGGGATGAGCCTGATTCGCAAGGCCGTGCCGCTTTCTGCCGTGCCCTGGCCCTGGCCAGCCAAAAGGACTCTGGAGAGCTGAAGCATCTGCAAGAGCTGGTCCATGCTCTGTTCTATAGCCCGGTCCACGGCACCCAATTCCGCCTGCCAGACCATGAGCGAAGGCGACGGATCGCCGGGCTTGGTGATGATAGCCTGGCCGGGCTTGTATTCCCATTCCTGAGTAGAATGGTTGAAGACTGTGGCTGATTCGGGAACTATCGGAGTGGGGCTGGTGAACTTCGCCAGTACCTCAGCCCGCTGAGCGAAGAGGAGTTCAAGCGATTCTATGAGCGATATGATGGAAGGCTTGTAGTCGCTCTGGCCGTAGTACCGCTCAGACGAGAGCTTGTTATTGATCCAAACGACCAAAAGGTCTTCAACAGCGGGATACTGATAGCCATTGGCATTCACTTCCAGGCCGGAGTATGTCGGAAAGTCCGCCAGAGGCAGAGGACCACGGAGCTTCTTGCCAGAGCCCTGTAATCCTGTCACATTCGCAAGAACTCCGTCCTGCGAAATTTCAAATATGAGATGCTGGATCTGTCCGGGCTGGTGGATAGTGAACTTGATATACTCTATCTCTTTTTCTTTGCCGTTCTGCACATCTTTCTCCTTCCAGATATGGAAGAAGACAAACGCTTGGGGTAGCTGGATGTTGCCCGGAGTGACCACGATATAGCAGTTCTCGGGGTTGAGCGCCTGAATTCCGGCATCGGATACTTCAAACAGACCGATACCGTACCGGCTGACGTCGATGAAAACCTGGTCCGTTGGCAGAGTTGGCAGGTCGTCACGGCTTCCGGCTACGATTTCAGGCTCTTCGCCCAGGAGGAGATTGATATAGCTGTCTGTGGCCAGCTCGGGCCAGTCGAGGATGATCTTCTGCTTCTTGGAATCCTTGGACGCATCTGCCAGATAGGCGATGTACCGAGGGAACACCTTCTCATGGAGGCCGTTGTAAATCTGCCTCATGAAGGCATGCTCTTTGAGCCGGGCGGCTTCGTCTGCGTCCTCCGGCGGCCAGGGTTTGCCATCGGCAACGAAAGATAGATCAGTGAGCATCTGGCATCTTCCCGGCCTCTCGGATGGCCTCAAAATCGTTCTGCTGGATTTTCATGTAGCATTCCTGGCAGCATAGGCGGTCCTGCAGGACTGTGAGCCCCAGGCGGTTCTCGGTGATGCCCGGAACGTGGGGAACTATGGGCGTAAACTCCAGCCTGGCCACAGGAACCGGGAACTCCTGGCCGATCTTGGAACCACAGAAAATGCAGATCATAGCCTCTTGCCCCGTTGCGCCTCTTCGCCGAACCAAATGGCCTGTGCAAGAGCAAATATCATGTCATCGTGCTCTCCTTCTTCGGCTTCGAATTTCGCCCGACCCTGAGCAGATATCTCAGCCCGGTAGGCCAGCATCTCTTTTTCCAGTTGAGGCCAGATCGGCATATTGGGGTTGACCTGCACCTTACCGCCATCGAAGGCCCCAAGGAACGTGCCTATGAGCCTAGCTTTTCCGACATGGAAGATGGATCCCTGTTGGCTGAAAGATTCGCCCGCTGTGATAGTCACAGCGTTGAGCCTCAGCCCCTTGGTATGGAGCATATCGACCACAGCAACGCCAACCCCTGTGGAATCAACCACCAGGTCAGGGGGTTGCTTCTGATTGAACTCGGGCTTATGGTAGATCCTTGAGACCCAATCCACGATCTGATCATATGGAAGCCCCTGTTTCCGGGCCATCGCCACCAGAGAGTAGCCGAACCGTCTTGTGTCTGGCCGATATTGCATGTCCACAACTGCCAGAGCGGACCAGTCCCTCAACTGAGCAGGATCTAAAGAGATTATGAAAGTCAAGAAATATCAACTACCGGAATACTGCTATCCATCGCCTTCAGGATGCTTTCGTGGCTTATCAGTTGGGTTTCGCCCGCCACAAATTCGCACTCATATTCCTGAGCATAGTACCAAGGCCCCATAGGACTTGTCCGTTGCTCCTCCAAGAACTCTTTTGAGATGCGGGGATTGTTTGATGCTTTGAGTTCGTACTTCTCCCAGGCCTGCGATTCTGTCCAAATCTTGTAATAGTGCCCCCTCTGCCCGAAAGGAGTCGAAGCCATCACATATTTGCAGTCCGGGAAAGTCGCCATCATTGGCATGATCGCATAGTGCAACTCGTCTGAGCATTGAGCCGCTTCGTCCTCCACAATCACGTCCGGTCTTGAGAAGCCCCTGATGGTCTTGCCATCGTTGCCGCCGGGCAAGCAAAGTATTCTTGAGCCAGTTTCGAATTGCAGCGACAGCTTAGTAGACTCATCAAACTTAGGAACTTCAGACAGTTGGTCAATGAAGAACCGGATCTTCTTGAAATTCTCTTGGCTCTGTCGGAGAGCTGGAGCGATGATCAGACTGAGACTGCCTGGTCGGAAAAGGGCAGTATGCAAGCAGATCAGGGACGACATTGTGCTCTTGCCGCCCTGCCGATGGATGTTGAGAGCGAGTCGTTTGGCAGGACTATCCAGCATCTTGGCTTGCCAGGGATCGAGCACCAGGCCGAAAGATTCTTCTGCCCACTTGGAAGGATATTTTTTGAAGAGGTGATTGATCAGCTCAAGCTTTTCGGCCCGTGATAAGCCTTTCAAGTTTAGCATCTAAATCAGAATCGGTAGACATGTTAAGATTGATATTTTGAGGTTCGCCTTTGGATAAGATATCGATCACTTTCGCAGCTGGTTGAAGGCAGGAACCGATAGCATTGAACTTCTTGGCCTTCTTCGCGTCTTTGGCAGACTCTAAAGCAAGATCATAGATCTCTCGGGCGCATTTCTGCAGGTCGAGGCCTCTTTTTACTTCGGATTCTTTTTCAGCTTCGAGGATTGCTTTCGACACATGCCCGGCCTTTACATGCCGTTCCAGAGACTTCACGCCTACGTCGAAACGCGCCGCAATACGACGCATAGGCTTCCCTTTTGCGACGCATCGATCTATCTGATCGCGCTTTTTATGAGCGCAAATTGTACACTTTGGAGGCACATGTCATCATTCCTTTATCCAGCCGCCCAGGATCAGAAGGAGCCTGTCAAATTCGGCTTGACTTCCCTCGATCCTGAGGCCGGATGGGGTGACTGTGATTGCGGGTAGCCTTTCCGCGCCTTCACCCCACAAGTCGAGATCGATTATTCTGTCTGCCATGATACCTCATGCTTCCGGAATCGTGCAACTTCATCCGGTTCGGTGTCATACAGGTAAGGAAAATTTGGATAGATA